CCGTGCGAATTCGGGCCATGACGTTCAGGCAATACTCGTGCCCGTCGTACTCTTCGGAGTAGGTCCCAACAATGATCGAGACCTTCACCTCCGTCGAGTCCTGATCGGTTGCACCTTCATCCGCTCTGACAAGAACGAAAGGAAAGTCGTCCTTCTGTCCAGTACGCTTCGGCGGCAGATACCCGTTGACGACCTGCGGAGCACGAAGATCGCCCTCTGCAGAGCCGCGCTCTGGTTTCGTTGGAAGCGAGAAGTTCTTCACGGCCTCCGCGACCAGCTCACGGATCGCGCGTGTCAGTTCGTTTTCGACCATCCGCATCCCCCCTTGTGTTTTGTGTATTTGTTGATGTTCCCACCGCCGAGGAGATAGCCGGTTTCGTGATCCAGACGCTTGAGGAAGGTCTCCTGCATCGCCTTTTCGACGTTGTCTACGACCTCGTTATTCCCAGACAGCACCGGGATTGCTGGACCATAAACCTCTTGCACAGGAAGCGAACTTGTGCCCAATCGCTGAAGAATCCTTCCGCGATAGACAAACGTTTTCCCCAATGGCTTCAAACCTCCCCGTGCCTTGACGGCGACGCGCACCGGCTTTCGTGCATTGCCGGTCGTGTCGGTTTTCGGACGAGTCTTGTAATTCACCAACGGAATGCGAGGCCCCTTACTCGTGACCAGCGCTTCAAGGTCTGAACGCGTCGCCTTATGGATGGAGAAGTTACGGCGCACCGTTGAAGCCTTGATCGTGTACTCCTGCCGGATCGTTGAGACCGCGGCAGAGCGTCCGGCAGTGGCCGCACGATTCATCGAGCGACTGATGGCGGCCTCGTATCCGTTCGGAACTTCCGAGAGCAACTTGGCCGCCTTCTCAAGAGCGTTCTTGTACCGCCCCTGTCCGTCGGAAACGATGACCTCTAATGGTTTACTCATTGCTCATTCGCCTCCGTCACAATGACGAGCACGCCGCCCTCATTGCTGACGGACTTGACAAGATGAAGCGCGCCGTCGATGTTGAGAAGCTCGCCCTCGACAGGCGTTTCAATCACGCCGACTTCGACGTATATCGTCAGTTGGTTGACAAAAACGCCAAGGTATGAATCGTCGCCGTTCGCCTGCGTGATGATCTTGTCGAGAATGCAAGGCACGATCTCGTGACCGATTTCGTGCTCTTCGGCAAACTCGTCCAAATTGATGAAGACGTTCTGCACGTCAGCAGCAACGAAATCCTTGAAGGCGCTCATCCCGCCACCTTCTTCGTTGTGCGACGCTTGACAGGTTGCTTGACTTCCACTTCTGGCTCTTCTTCTGCTTCGGGAATCGGAGCAAAAGCAACTTCCGGCGTCGGCAATGGAGCTTCTTCGACAGGGTCGTCCTCGACCTCATTCACGCCGACAAGCGCCAGATTTTCCTTGAGAAGCTGAAGGCCGACCGTCTCGTCAACCTCGATCTCCTCACCTGCCGTGTAGCGTTTGCCGGAAATGAGAATGTTTTCTAAAAGAACAACTTTCATTTCTGTCCCTCCTACGAAAAAGGGCAGGTCGTATTGCCTGCCCTAATTCGGTTTTTGTCGCTCTTAAGCGAGAGCTTCGATGACGTGGAAGCCGTGAATCTGCTGAATGATCGGCAGCGGACGGCTCTTGATCTGCACGATGCGACCGGAAGGATTCGCACGCTGGACCCAAGAGTCCGGCACACGAGCGCCTTCGTAGAACTTGACCGCATCATCACCGGTCAAGGAAACCAGGCCGTAAGCAAGCATCGTCTTCGCGTTCGGGCTTGCGAGCATGCAGAGTTTTTCGGGAACCATCGGCTGTTCCTTGCCGGCGTCATCCGTGTACCACTCGTCATAAGAGTAGATATCAAGACCGGAGTCCTTGAGATAGCCCCAGTACGTCACGCCATTCGGCAAGTGCTGCGGATCAATCGCGCCCATGTCGACGCGACGCGTATCGAGCTGATTGGCAGTCGTGAGCTTATCGAGGATCGTATCAAGCACCTTCGAGCCGCAGATCAGCTCGTGCGGCGTAAAGCCGCCGGACTGAATCATCGTGCGACGAAGCGTACGAAGATCGCCCATGATCTGGGCGGCGTCAGCAGCGTCCCACTTCGTGCCCAAAGTAGTCTTCGGCTGCTCCTTCGTCTCCAGGTGAGCCCAGTAGTTCAGAACTTCATCGTAGCCTTCGCCCTTGACCGTCACCTTGCCCTGGAAAAGAGCCTCGGCGCACATGACCTCTTCACGACGCGTGATGATGTCGTCGAGGTCGGACAAGTCCTTGCCGAGGATTTCGGCAGCACGCTGCGTCGGGCTCTTTGCGGAGTAGATCGTTTCGCCAGGCAGGCGCTTCAGCATATCTTCTGCCGTCGTCACGCGCATCGGAGAAACTTCCGGCGCTTCGTAACTTTCCGTGCGGAAACCTTCGCGCGTCAGCACGACACCGCCAATCTTCGGGTTGACGAAGGGCGCAATCTTGCGACCGCCGCGACCGATGATGTCGAAGTCGATCTTCTGGGTGTGGAAGGTCGGGCGATTCGTAAAGTAGCGATCGCGCAACCAGGTGGAATTGCTCTTTTGGCCTTCTTCGACCATCGCGAGCATCGTGCGAGTAGTAAACATATCAATTGCCATTGTTGTAGTCCCTCCTGAGATTTAGATGCTCGGCTTGAAGAAGATGCTGACCTGACGAGCAGACGGCTTGAAGTCCGCAACGGCAGCGCTGTTCTCAGCGTTAAAAGAAAGAGCATCTTCGTTGAATTCGCCGGTGAGATACACGGCAGCGACCTTGTCGCCGGAAGCCGTATCCACGTCCTCGGCAAGGACTGCATACACTGCAGAAATCGTCGTCTTCCCAGAGTCAACCTTGCAGAGCGTGCCGTCCTTATCAAGCAGAGCGCCGCGCTTGAGCACGCCCTGGCTAGTCTTGACCATCATGCTGTCAGCAACAACCGGCATGATCTGCGACGCAGCGAAAAGATTGTCGACAGTCGTCGTATGAGTTTCTTGCATTGCCATTTCTTCTTCCTCCTTTACTTGCGAGCGAAGGCGCGCGCACCTGCTTCAATGGCCGCCTTCATTTCGGCGTCCAGCTTTGCCTTCGCTTCTGCCTTCGGATCAAGGCCTTCATTGCCTTCCGATTCGATACCCTCAAGAGCCTTCGCGTCGCTCTTGCGATCCTTGAGCATCTGTGCGCCGCGAGCCTTGTCGGCCTTCAGGATCTGAACTGCAAGCGCCTCGGCGGTCGTCTTGCCGTCGAACTTTGCAGCGTTTACAAGGTTTTCATGACCGACGACAGCGATGTCTTCAATTGCCTGAATGCGAGCGCGTTCCTGCGCAGCGCCTTCGACCATTGCTTCGTTGCGGATCGCCTGAACCAGTTCAGGGTGTTCCGCCTTCAAGGTTTCAAGATTCATTTTCTGAACCTCCTTCTTTTGAACTGCGGACGCCTTCGGCTCTTCCGCGTGAATGAAACCTTCAGGTGCATTCGCAAAAAACTGCGCGCTCACCTTCAGGTTGTTGACCATGACGGCGTCGCCCACCGCACGGTTTTCGACGACTTGACTTTCGTCGATCTCGTCAGCAAAACCGAGCTCAACCGCTTCCTCAGCAGTCAAGAACGACTCTGCGTTCATTAGCTTGTCGAGAGTCTTTTCATCGAGACCGGTCTTCTCGCTGTAGATGTCGCGAACGCTGAGTCGAACCTTCTCAAGGTTTTCTGCCGCCTCCTTCATCTCGCGCGGCGTCAGAGCATCGGTGCTCATGCGCACGGGATGGACGAGCATCATCGAACCGCGAGGCATTACAACCTTCGCGCCCCTTGCGCTCGTGATGATCGTTGCTGCACTTGCCGCCATGCCAGCGACGGTGATCGTCACCGGGCCTTTATGACGTGAGATCAGGTTGTAGATCGCGATCCCCGTGTAGACGCTCCCGCCCATCGAATTGATGTAAACGTTGAGCGGCTGGTCGTCGCGAACTACAGCCATGTCGGCCTTGAAACTCGACTCATCGAAACCCTGATCCCAAAAGCCCCCGCCAACCGACCCAAACAGGTCAAGCCGTGCGGGGGCATCTTGAGCAGCCGCCGTGAATTGATAGAACTTGTTCTTATTCATCTGTTTCCTCCTTCTCAGGTTCCGTCATCGGTTGAGCCGAAGCCGTCGCACTCAAGCCGTCCTCTCTACGCATCGCTTCCTCGCGTTTGCGCACAGCGTGAACTTGGTCGTACTTCATGCCAGTAAGCTCAGCCGCCTCACGTTCACGAGTGCTGAAGCCTTCATCGACACGAACCTTCGCGGCGTTAGCTTCCTTCAACGGATCAAGCTGTCCCTGCGCGTCGCCGTACCAATCCGCACCGCACCAAGCAGCACGGATCGTCGGGTCGTCAAAGAAGCCGGGCGCTTGCACACGACCTTTCAAGACAGCCTCGGTGAGCCACTCTTCGTAAATGGGCTGACAGAAGTTCCCCACGAGCCACTCTCGGCGCATGCGGAACATCTTCCAAGCCTCCAAGAGCGAAGCACGTGAAGCCGAATAGGACGCAGTGAAGTTCTTCACGAGAAGCTCGTAAGGAATCTCAAGTGCCGCACCAATCTGACGACAAATAGCGATCACGAAAGGATCGAAGTTTGGATTCGGTCGACTCGGGTCCGCGATCTGGACCTCTTCCCCCTCATCAAGGGCGACAATCGAGCCGTTACCCATTTCATAGGCGTTCGGGTCCTTGTCGACTTGCATCGCGGGATTGAAAG